AGGGTGATAACAATGGATCATTTCGTGAATCAATTAACATAAAAGAAAAATAAAATAAAATGGCAACAACAAGTGTATTTAACGGAACTTCATTAGTAGTTCTAATTGGAACTGAAGTAATAGCATTTGCGACTTCATGTTCTTTAAGCATTGCTATCGATACTCCAGACTCTTCTACTAAACAAAGTTTAGGATGGGCTGATGAGATTGGTGGACAAAAGTCTTGGTCTTTAACAACTGATGGATTGGCTACAGTAGTACCTGGTTCAGTTGCTACTTACATAAGCACAACTGAATTATCTAATTTAGCAATCGCTAGAACTGCGGTTACTGTTAAATTTACTACAGTAAATAATGATACAGTAGGTGGTGTAACTCCAGTAACAGGTGATACTATTTATTCAGGTTCAGCATTTATTGAGAGTGTAGATATGACCGCTGATATGGAGAACCCTGTTACTTACTCTGTTTCTTTTAAAGGAACTGGAGAATTAACTATCGGTACTAACTAAGCAAACAAACCAAACAAACCAAACATATGAGAGGACAATTTGAACTAACTCTTTCCGATGGAAAGAAGATACCGATGCGTTTTTGTACTTGGAGTCTTAAAAGATTCTGTCAATTACAAGGGATAGGGCCTTCTGACATAGGAGATGCTTTAAGTGGCAAAGACTCGCTTGATGCTATTGTTAACTTGATGAAATCGGCTGCTGAATATCCATTATATTCTCAAGGAATCACTCCAAGCTTTACAGAGATGGAAGTGTGTGATTGGATAGATGATATGGGTGGAATGGGAGGTAATAAGTTCCAAGAAGTAATGGCAGCACTTGCAGAAAGTATGAATAGCGGAATAGATGATAAGCCAACAAAGTCAAGTAAAAAAGATGTAGTAAAAAAAAATTAGAGTGGATTGACATAGAAAGATATACAATGGGGGAGTGCAAAGTGCTTCCCCATTTGTTTTGGGAGATGACCATGGCTGAATTAGATTTTGTTTGGTACGGATATAGACACGAGGAAGAGCAGAAGTGGATTAGAACTAGGTGGCAAACAACTTTACTGATTAATATTCAGCTACCTAAAGGCAAGAAGGTTAAGCCACAAGAGCTTATTGAATTAGACTGCGATACTCGTAACTTTGTAAAGCAAAGGGTAATGACAGAAGATGAGCTTAAACAAGTTTTAGAAAAATATAAAATCGCTAAACCGATAAGATAATGGCAGATAATCAAATGGTTAAGATAGTCTTTGACTTTGATCTAGGTAATGTTCCTGCATCAGCAAAGAAACTTAGTCAATATTTAAAGGATAATAACTTAGATTTAAAGTTTACTAAAGCTAGTGTAGATGGATTATCTGCTAGTTTAGGACAACTTGCTACTCAGCAAACTAAAGCAGGTAATGCTGCTGCTGCAGCAGGTAATCAGCTTAAGAAAACAAATATGCAATGGACAAACCTTGCATTAGTTATACAGGATTTGCCTTATGGATTTAGAGGTATTCAGAATAACTTACCTGCCCTTATGGGTGGCTTTGCAGGAATGACAGGGCCTATTTATTTAGCTGGTTCTGCCCTTATCGCCTTTTTTACTGCGTGGGATAATGGATTTTTTAAATCTAAGACATCAGCAGATAAATTAAAGGAGAAAACAAAAGAACTTAGAGATGAAATAATCAAGTCAACACAAAGTGCTAGAGAACAAGGAATTACATTATTAGCATATGTAGCTATAGCAAGAGATGTAACTCAGTCAGAGAATACTAGAAACGAAGCACTAGAAAGAGCAAATGAAATATATGGTAGGCATAATGAAAAACTAACTCTTGCCAATATAAATACCGAAAGAGTTAAAAAAAGTCTTGATGGTTATATAGAAAGTTTAATTCAATTAGCGGTAGCGGAAAAATATGCAGGTCAGATTGCAGATAATATAATAGAACAAGGATTAATACAGGCGGATATTGATGAGGCTAATATTAAAAGACAAAAATTATTAGAAGAGATTAGAGGCAAACAAACAAACAAATCAAGAGATTTAGTTGATGTTTATGATGATTATTATGTAGTTTTAGATGAAATAAAAAGTCTTGAAGATGCTAAATCTGTGTCAATGGCAAATGGCACAAAGACAATAGATTTACATTCTGCTGCAATGAAAAAAGCAGTATTATTGGCTGGTAAATATGGTAGAGTTCCAAAAGCCGAATCTAACAAACAAGAAATATCAGATAGAGAAAAAGCTTTAGCAACAATAGCAGAGAATGAAAGAAAGGCGGCTTTAGAATTATATGATGAAAGAGATAAAGAATTAAGACAAATAACATCAAAGTATAGAGAGCAAATTGATTTAGCTAGTAAATATGGTACAGAAACTATAGTACTAGAAGAAGCATGGAGAGCGGAATTAGCAGCGGTAAGAAAGAAGTATGATGATAAAGAAGCTAAAGAAGCTCAAGAAAATGCAGATAAAATAGCTAAAATACAACTTGATACTAGATTTGATTTAGCTAGTGCTATTGCTAAGATAAACGAAAACTTTGCTAATGAAGATATTAAAAATGTAAAAGCAGAACTATCTTCTACATTAAAAGCTACAAGAGGTAGCTATCAAGCACAAAAAGATGCTATTCAATTAGCTATAGATAAGCTAAGCGAATATAAAATTGCAGCTAAAGAAGCTGGTTCGGAATCAACAAAGTTTGATGAAGCTATTAAAGAGCTTGGTTTTTCTATGGATGGATTAGTTGATCCATTAGAGCAAATGAAACTTAATATCGAAAAAACATTTAATGGCTTGGCTACGGATACCTTAGCCGAATTAGGTACACAATTAGGAAATGTTATTTCTGGAGGAGAGTTTTCTATGGAAGGCTTTATGGACTTACTAGCTAATGCTCTTATATCAATAGGTAAACATTTAGTTCTTGTATCAGGGTTATTTGCAGCGGTAGATAAATTATTTAAAAATCCTTCAACATGGCCTTTAGCGATAGCAGCAGGTGTAGCTGCAATAGCGGCAGGAACCGCTATGAAAAATAATGCAGCTAAAAGAAACCCTGTAAAAAAATTCGCTGATGGAGGTATTATTAGTGGGCCTACAATGGGATTAATGGGAGAGTATCCTGGTGCAAGAACAAACCCAGAAGTAGTTGCTCCATTAGATAAGCTTAAAGATATGATTGGTGGAGGTGGAGGTGGAACATTTATGTTAAGAGGACAAGACTTACTTTTGTCTGTAAATAGGGCACAAAAGGCATCAAATCTTAAAGGACAAAATATTAGTTTAGCATAATGGCATACGCATTAAGATATACATTAAGTCAGATACTTCGTAATGGGAATACTCAAACAATAGAAGTGTATGAAGATGGTTATGTTGGTAGCGTAAAAACATATACACCAACATCTATTACATTACAACCAAGTTCATCAGAAGAGTATCCATATCCTGCTATTATAACATCACAATTAAACTTTTCTTTCATATTAGAAACCGCAGATGATTACACTCAGTTTCCTGATGTGTTATCGGTTAATGATAGATTATATTATGTATTATTAAAGGAATCATCCACAGTAATATGGAGAGGTTATTTATTTAATGACTATTCACAAGTTGGCTTTTCAACAGGTATATCAGAAGCATCATTGGTTGCAATAGATGGTATATCATTTTTACAAGAAGAAGATTATGTTGTTGATGGTAGTATAAATCTAACTGTTAAACACTTAGATTTAATGGCTACCGCTTTAAGGTTATTAGCATATCCTTCAACCGACCTTTTTCTTAATATAGCTTGTTCATTCTTTGCAACAGGAATGGCTACAAGAGCTGCTAGTCAATCTAATGAGCCATTTAATCAAATCTACCAATATAGAAGAGATTTTGTAGGGGTAAGTTATTATACAATATTAGATAATATCTTAAAGACATTTAACTGTAGAATGTATCAAGCTAATGGAGATTGGTATATTACATCTACTATGGAGGTGGCTGCTACTACAAGGTATTATACAAGATACGCTATAGGAGCATCAACCATAACCGTTAACTCTTTCGGCCAACTAACAAACACAATAGATATTCAACCACATTCTCAAGGTGGTGTTCATTTTATTAATAATTCTCAAACCAAGATATTAAGAAAAGGGTTTTATGATATAGAGGTTAGAAGCCAATATACATCACCAATAAACCTAATTCATGATGCTAACTTAAAGATTGTTTCAGGTATATACCCAGCTACAACCGCAGAGGGTTGGTTTACCGCAGTTACAGGATCAGCTACTGCATCTGTTTTTGAAGAAGCAAATGAGCAATTTAATAGTTATATTTTATCGGCTGGTACAGGGTATGTCGATTTACAAATATTAGCACCTGGCCCTGTTTTTTATCCATATACACCATATTTGGGGGGTACATCTGCTACCTTTAGTTGTGAGCATAAAAACGGAGTTGCTATTAAAATACAAGTCGCATTGCTTGATACAGGATCAGGCAATAAATACCTAGATAATAATGGTGATTGGCAGACAAACTCTGCTACATTTATTACCTTTCCTGCTGCAACAGGAGATGATTCTGATTATGATACATATACATTATCAATACCTCCATATTGGGTTTCTTTGAGTGCAGGAACATTTTTAATGGGTTACTTAAATATTAAAGTAAGATGTGATTCAGGTTCAACTCAATTAAGGAATTTTAAATTAGTTCAAGATAGTACTGAGGTTAAATATGCGGTTGTTCAAAATAGTTTAACAAGTATTAAATCTACCACAAAGGTATTTGAGCAGCCATATGGTCAAGTTTATCCTAATTTATATGGACAACAAGTATTGTCATTAGGCTCTTTATATAGTAGTGCAGGAGTATATTTAACAGGATGGAACTTCTTAGATACAGGAATGATAGTTGGTGGAGATAAGGCAGTTGCTCTTTTAGCATACCAATATATAAAAATATTTCAAAGAAATATTGCAACATTAGAGGCTGACTTTGGAGAAACAAAAGGTGTTAATGGGTATGCTTATTTAGATAAGGTATATACTGTTA